AGCTTCCCATTCGGTAGTTAGAGCAGCCAAGCTATCTACAAATATACCATGCACCTTGTCCTTAGGTTCTGGATTCCATTTTCTGACAGGTTCAAATACTTCAGCTACCGTAGCAGAAATGTCATAATCAGTCTCTTCAATATTTAAGCCAAATAACTTAGCAAATTGTTTGTTAAGACGAGCCTCTGGATCACGAAACATAATCTGCCCACCTTGCCTAACTACATTTCCTGCTATTTCGCAAAGCAGGACGGTTTTACCCGTCCCGCTTGGCCCAAATATCTCTACAAGAATTCCGCTTGGGATACCACCCCCTCTAACCCTGCCACCACTAATAGCTAAATCAAGTAAAGTGGAACCTGTAGAGATCATCACCTCCTCATTGCCAGCAAATGGCTTAAGCTCTTCTAATTCCTGCATGCTATGTTCTTCTATTTGTTCACTCAATTTACGCCTACCCACCTAACTCATCCTTAGCATCAGCACAAGCATTCCATTCTATACAATCAGCACATTCTGGATATGATCCTTCATCCCTACCAAACTCATGCCCATATGGACACTTTCCATCAGCTACTGCAAGTTTAGGCTTAGACACAATAATCTTAGCCTTACGAGGTTCAACTTCTTCATCTTCATCAATTTCATCAACTACTTCATCGATTGCCTTATCCACATCAGTAACAGCATCATCTTCACTATCAAAGAATTTAGCCTCAATTTGTTCATATGGAAGCACAACCAATACTTCATCTAAATTAGGCACTTTGTCAAGAATGCTCTTATCATACTTCTTTTCTCTCTTCTCAAAATCAATTCTACTGGTATCTGCAAACTTATTCTTACCAAACTGCTCTTCAGTAAATCTAATTCTAAGAGTATACCCATCCTCTAAATCTGGAAAATTAGCATATTCTGGATTTTCCTCAAGCTCTGTACTAAGTTTATTCTGAAACAAGTGATCACTAATGTCCCAAACATAAGGCCTTTCCTCATAGTTCTTATTGTCTAAAGGAACAACTATATATAAATTACGTAAATATGTCTTTAATGCCTTAACAGAATCATCTCTCCAATCTTTACCTTCTTTCAATAACCTTTGTTTATACTCACATATTGGACAACGCTTACCAATACTTGTAGGACACACCAAAGGCATATTATTATATCCAATATTCCTATGAAGCTTAAATGGTCTCTTATACCACAAAGCTCCAGGAACAGCAATGCCTAATTCATCATCTCTATCTGGATGATTGGGATCAGTAACCACATATGGTAAAATATCAAGTTTAACTCTGCTACCAGGTTCCTCCTTAAATACATTAACACCCTTTGGTAATTTCAAATAACCATATTGACTTTTCTGACTCTTTTGTTTTTCAATATTAGCTCTTACCTTATCTGCAAAACTAATTTTCTTTTTTTCCATTTAAATAACCCTCCTTAATTTCCTTCTTTAAAACTTCTCCAATTGCTTTTACCCTACCCATGTGATACATTAAACTAAGTAGATAAAGGTAATATGGAAACACCAAAATTATACCACTAATTAACAAAACCCACAACAATAATCGCATCTAGTTCTCCTTTCCTATTTTAATCATTTTATTTATTTCCCTTTGCCTTTCTGCCTGTTTCTTCTCCCACTCCTCCGATAAATCCCTTGGTGTTGTAGGCCCTGCAAAATAAGACATACCTAACAACTTAACTAAATTCTCCAATGCTGACTTCTTCTGATCCATTGCTCTAACTGCAGCCTGCACCATCTCATACTCATATTTTGCTTCAATGTACTCTTTATTTGCCTCCTCATACTCTGGTTGAAGTAAGATAGTATTCTCAAGTGCAGTTTCGGTAATTTTAGACAACCCATATTTCTCTGGATTAGATCGTATTTCCTTGTCAAGTTTAGCTTTAAGTACATCTAACCTCTCCGATGCTAAATCCAATGCTTTTTTAGCATGAGCCATATGAGCACAATATCTCATCATTAACATTGGTTGCATTTTCCATTCTAAATCTAATGCAGTTTCATCAATATTGATATCCTGTTCATAATTTAAATCCACTTCTTTCACCTCCGTTAACACCCAGGGTATGGTAGAAGTTCCTTATTACCAACATATTTACTAATGTCTTTGTAGACCCAACATATCCAAGTGTTGCCATCATATTGACTTGGAAAATAAATCTTGTCTTTATCTTCAGCCACAAACCTGGGCATGTGTGGCCCTCCAAAAGCAGTATTAAATTCAACATCTAAAATAGGATGATTTAAGTCAATTTCTATAGACGCTTCCACTTCATCTTCATCAGCCCAACCAGGATAAGAAACAGGCCCTAAATCTTCATCTTCTTTGAGAGGTTGATATATTATCCTACCATTCTCAAAATCAAATCCTTTATTTTTTAATTCCTCCCTTAAAGTAGCCATTTTTAAACCTCCTAAAAGATATTATTTCCCCACCACACAAGTAATTATAACACACCATTAAATATTTGTCAAGTTCTTATTATGGTATAACATGCAAATACCAACTTAGGAAAACTGCCCCAAAATGGATCAATAAATTGCTCCATAACTATCCCAGCTTGATCATTCTCCCCCTTCAATAGAATTGCTTGACAATACCCCAACACCATTCTTCTAGTAGCCTCTACATCTTGATCCTTAAGCCCAGCTAGTATATTAGCTACCTTTTTCCAACCATCTTTGTTAATTAAAGCACGACATAATTCTATAACTTGTGATTGTTGTTCTGCAGTTCGTTTAGCTACTTCCAGCCTCTTCTCCTGTGATACGGATAATACTTGTTCCAATATTTGCAATGCATTGCGTGGACGACCCAAACTATCTTGAATAATCTGCTCAAACACAACTCTAGGCAAGCTCTCATTTTCAGCCTTTACCACAGCCCTAAGTAATTTCATCATATCATCTTCATCCAATGGCCTAACTTGAAATTGACTACAACGACCTCTTATAGTTGGTAGAAGTTTATCTGGTTCAGTTGTGCATAGAATAAAATATACATGTTCAGGAGTATCCTCTAATGCTTTAAGTAATGAATTTTGTGCATCATTTGTAAGTTTCTGAGTTTCATCTAGTATCCAAACTTGACAATTTCCTTTTAGAGGTAAATATTGCATTTGTCTAATTATTTCACGAACTGTATCTATTCCTCTAAAATCAGCCATGTTAAGCTCATGTACATCTTCATTAGAGCAACCTAATTTATTAGCAACAATTCGAGCTAGTGTAGTTTTGCCACAACCAGTCTCACCATGAAATAGAAAGACATGTGGCTTTTCTTCTTTTGAAAGTAACCCTTTTAATGCTTCAACTACTTCCTCATTACCTATAAACTCATCAAAATCCTTCGGTCGATACTTCTGATATAAAGGCATTCTTAAATCCCTCCATCATATTCTTTTTTATCAGCCCAACTACCGTCTACTGGTGTAACATCTGCTTCAACTGATAATGGCACAATAATCCACTTCCATATTCTTGGTAATTTTACTGTAGCTACCCTTCTAACCGTTTTAATTACATGTTCCAATTCGTCTGGATGTACATCAAGCAAGATAGAATCATGAATTTGCCCTACTAACCTACTATCCCAATTCTCCTTTCGCATAATCTTATCAACTTCAATAAAAGTTTTCAATAAACAATGAAATGCAGCACCTTGAACAGGATAGTTAACTACCTCATTTCTTCGCATTATACCAGAACATCTAAATCCTGTCAAGAGATCAAAATAGCCTTTTCTCTGATATTCTCTATACCAATCCTCTCTCCATTGACCATAGACACCAAATTTATTGTGCCAAAAATCATGTTCTATTTTCTTCATATGCTCAATAAAATCATCTAAGGATTTTATACCATGCTCTATAAAATGCTCACCTATTGTTCTATCATTCACTATCTTAATACCCTGGTTCTTTCTCCATTTACCCTTAGGAAGTTTACACCAATCACAAGCTATACTAACTGCATTGTTACCATAATAATCTCCATAAAACTGTGGAAACACAAATCCATTTTTAGTAGCATCACGTAATACCTTAAACTCAGGAACTTTGCTTACACCACCAGCTTTATCTATTAAATTCATGTAATCATACAGCATAAATATCTGTATAGCCATATCACCATGCATGTCCGACTCTGGATTGGTCAAGTATCTAATTAAATTAGGGTCTTTATTAATACATGCTGAAATAGAGACTTCCAATGCATGATAGTCAATTTCCACAAGCTGATGTCCTGGACGAGCATATAAAGCTCCTCTGCAAATAGCCATAGTTTCAGCATCCCGCCTAGGAATATTTTGTATGTTAGGAGATTGACAAGAAGACCTATAAGTCTTTACTGTATGCAAATTAAAGAATGGATGTAAATAACCATTATTCTGTTCACGTAAAAATGAGTCTAAATAAGTATCTCTAATCTTCTTAAACTTACGAATCTCCTTAATCCACTTTAATTCTGGTAAATCCAATTGCATCAAAGCTTCTTCATCTGTAGCTCCTTTGCCACTAACCGTAAGCTTAGGAGGTTCTATTTTCATGATATGATATAGTATATAACCTAATTGATGATTACTATCCAAGTTAGTCTTGTCTTTATAGACCTTATTCCAAATATGATATAGCTTAGTCTCCTTAAATTTCTCATATGCTCTGTTTATTTTATTTGTTAATAATTTCTTTTGCTTTTCACAATAATTCACATCAAGTCGTATACCTTGAC